CAAGATTTGCAAACTGAATAGCTTGAGCCTCTTGCGCTTGACGTTGAGCAAGTTGGTACTGTTCAGGAGTAGTAAATAAACCGAGAATTTCTGAGGTTGCCATGATTATTCCTAAAATTTTTTGTCCATTAAATTAAAAACTTGAATAGTCATAAGGTTGAGCTCGTCCTTCTAGTGTCGGTCCAACTTGATATCCACTATAGTCATAAGGTTGAGTTTGTCCTTGCTGTGGCGGTCCAACTTGATATCCACTAAGAGTTTCATATGGTTGGTTTCTACTAAACAACTTTTCAAATCCAGTTTGCAGTCTTGGGCTGTTAGCCAATCCATATAACAAACCAGCTTCAGGGCTAAATCCTGCACCAGCTTGTTGAGTTCTAGCCGCCGCCAATCCACCTTGCAACAATGACTGACCAACATTTCCACCATAAGCCGCCGCTTGACCGCCTAAACCAGCACCCAATTTCAAAGGCGCTTGTCCAAGTTCTTCAAGGGTTTGACCAGCACCCAAATAAGCTGTAAATGGGCTTAATGCGCCAACCTGACCAGCTTGATACTGTCCAAGCAAACCAGCACCACTACCTAACAATCCTGTACCAAACGCAACATTCTGTTGACCAGCTTGCTGTGCTTGTGCCGCCAACTGAGCATCTTGTTGAGCCATTGCGTTGTAGTACGCTTCCATCTCAGGAGTAGTAGCACCCAATCCACCCATACCACTAGGACGCAATCCTGTAGCACCTACAGACAGTCCACCACGACCTTGTTGGAACAACTGGTTCTGCAACTGAGCATATTGACGCTCACGGCTAGGTGCAAGCAAGTCCTGTTGCTGTTGAATGTATTGAGCCGCAACCTGTTGAGGAGTTTGCTGTAAATACTGCTGACCCAAACCAAACAAGCCTGTAGCCGCTTGAGACAGTGGCTGATACTGTTGACCCGCCTGTTCTGCTTGCGTTAAAGCACCACCAGTAAGACCCAACAATCTATCTTGATAACCTCTTAGTTCAGGAGCAAGGTTGTATCCAGCACCAGTTAAGTAGCCTTCAGGCGACATCTGAAAGTTAGAACTACCATAACGAGTAGTAATCCCTACAGGGCGAAACTTAGCCGCTTCAGCCGCCAACCTAGCCGACTCACGCATTGCCGACGCAGATACATTTGCCGCCGCCTCTGTAGCAGACGCTTGTTCTTGCGCTCCTAAATAATTTGCCGCCGCTATAAATGGCATATCAATCCCCTTTAATCAAAATCTCATCCACTTTAGACGGGTCTTTCTCGTCTGTGGCATGAATACAAAACCAAACACAATCAGTAATGGCTTTTACGCCATGAGTTACACCAGCCTCAATCTCTATGCAAGCTGGCGCAGAAACAATATCAATCTCAGTACCACGCAATACAGCAACCTTGCCATGAGCCAAAATAGACAAATGACTAAAGTTGTGCGTATGCTTCATGATCGCCATTCCTGCCGTGAAGAATGACTCTTTGGCATACAACCCATCACTGAAATGATGAGTAATGCGGAATTGAGAATCTTGAATCATCATGCTGTGCGCTTCCACATATAGACAGTAATGTATGGCTGATAGTTGGCATTAGTTCCACTTGAGCCAGTTGTAGAATTTGCCACTGTAATGCCAGTTGTTGCAGTTGATGTATTTGCAGTTGGATATGAATTAATTACAGAAGCACCGCCGCCAGATTGACCAGAAGATCCACTTACTCTGTCATAGGTATGGAAGTGACCAGCATCAGTAACTGTTGCTGTGTGAGTGTGGCTTACAACAATTGCATCTGCACTACCACCAGTTTCTTCAGCAGTATCAAACAGTGCATTGCCTGAGTCAAAACCAACCATGACACGACCAGCCGCAAATGCAGTCCATGTGCCAAAACCTAACAATGTTGCAGGGTTAGTGCTGACGCTTGCATTAGTGTAGATTGACCCAACTGGATACAACAAAGCAATTGCCGCTTGAACAAAAGCAGTTGTAGCTATAGTGGTTGTATTACTACCAGAAGACTGCGTAGTTGCAATAGTGCCTGTAGGCAATGTAGGCGTACCAGTAAAGGTAGGACTTGCAAGATCAGCTTTAGTTGCAACAGCAGTAGCAATGTTATTGAATTCTGTATCAATCTCAGTGCCTTTGACAATCTTTAAAGCATTACCAGAAGATAAAGCATCTTTGGTTGCAAAGTTTGTTGATTTTGTGTAGTCTGACATAGTTACTCCTTTAACTTACTTTGCCATTTTTGGCTTGAATTTCAATCTTTTGAATAGACAATGCTGTGCCACTTATATCTGTTTCATAACCTGTTTGAACAACCTTACCACTTCCTGATGCTGAAACAGTTAAAGTTTGCAATGCAATGCCATCAGCGTATTCTGCAACTACAGTAGCATTAGCACCATACTCAGCAATACCATAATAAGATTCTCCCTGAGTTGGAATAGCATCGTCAGCAGACAAATAATTTGTCTTAAAGTCAAATCCCCACTTAAAGGTAACAACCTGATTTGTACCGCCAATAACCACAATAGACAACTTCTTCAAAATAGAAGTTTGATTTTGATTCCCAAGGTCTGCATGGTTTGTGTAATACAACATACGATATGAAGATTGATAGTCTTGGTAAGTGTTGTATAAACCAATGTAACCATTCTTACCAATGTACAAACTACCATCACGGCGAGATAAAAAAGCCGTTGGAGTAATCGAATCCCATGTTGTAACTCTAGCCGCACCATCAGGCAAATAAGCCTTAGTGTCAAAGCAAAATACACTAGATGTAGATGGTGTAGTCAACAAGTAAAACGCTTCACGCTCAGAATAGACAGACTTAATGTTTGCTAATGTCTCACCAGCAATTACAGTTGTTAAATCATTACGAATGTTCTTAGACAAGTCTCTCTCAGGAGCAGACTTCTCTTGAATTGTCCTCATCAACGATCTGACACCAGAGTTAGATAAGAACAGCACATCAGTGCTAGTAGTCTGAATACTGTCTCTTGCAATGCAACCAATACCCTCAACAGTGTCACTTAATGACATTGATGCTGGTGTAGTAGCATTTTGATAAACAAGGATTTGACGCTTACCAAATATAAACAAAAATCCATTGTGTGCGGCAAGACCTGTAATCTGGTCAGCGCCATTCGCCCATACACGATCTACATTCAAAGAACCTGATGTACCTGTTGACCAAACATGACCAGCAATCAAATCAGAGAAAAAGACAGTAGAGTTATTTGTTGTTGTAGTTGCCGCCCACAATCTACCAAAAGCTGAAATACAGATGTTGGCATCAGGAACAGTAGCAACATAACCTGACTTCTCAGACACTCTACGATACGTTGTGGTGCTGACAGCAGGGTCATAGATCAAAGGATTATGACCAGACTGAAAGAAGTAAGTTATGTTATTTAATGATGCACATTGCCAGTTGCTATCAGTAATGGTTGGAGCAGTACCCCCACCACCATAAGTTAACTCAACAACAGCATTGCTTCCATCAAGTTTAAACAACTTGTTGTTACCTGCAAACAATACAGTCAAAGTACCATCAGCTTGGACTAACTCATGAATAACTTTTACATCATTAGCGCCTAAATTGCCACTGGAGGAATTGACTCTTGAGAAACCTTTGCGTGAACCCATACGACCATACTGGTCAATTACGCAATTTGTCGCAACCAAAGCATATCCAGCCGCAAGATCAAGAGGTGAATCTTGCGTATTCAGACCATAAAGTGCTGGCGCTGAAACGCTAAAGGTTTGTATTTGTTGGCTCATATCGCAACAAACTCCTGATTCTCAGGATAGCGAGTGCCTTCCAAAGCAATGCTGTCAGACAACATAGCTTTATACAACTGGTATGCCTCAGATGAAGTCAAACCACCATCTTCACCACGCTCTACCAAAGCACGAGCATAGGCATTCTGAGCCACTAGAGTGTCAGCAACAGCAACAACAGTTGAGTCTGATGTCAAGGTAGCCTGTGGCACTGTCAGGGCAAACTTAATTGTGTAAACACCATCAGGTATTGGATATAGATTTACCTTAGTGTCGTAACTACCATCAACACCATCAAACGCAAATTCTGTAGGTATTGAGTTGACAAGTGGAGTAAAGTTTAATTTGCGGTTCATGTCCACAAAAGTGATGTTTATGAGTCCCACATTGCTTGTGGTGTTGATTACATCCATCACTTGAAACTTCTGACCAGCACCTGTCAGAGAATAAGCGGGTGTAGATGCTACAGTGGTCACTGTAATGGTTTGACCCAAAACATTCCAAGCAAAAGCATCTTCAATCTGACGCTTTGCATCATTAACAAATTTTCCAATTAAGGAAGAATAAGAGGTTTCGGAAACAGTTGATACTGTTGTCTCACGTAATCTTACGAGTACATCGTTTACAAGTTCAAGGTAGGTCATGCTCTACTCAACCCTTCTTCTTCAAATGTTGCTATAAAACTGAATGAACTTGCAGACTGAGTAGTTATTTTTAACTTATCGCCTTCTTCAAAAACAATGTAGGCATTGCCATCAAACTGCAAATAGGTCTTTGATGAAAAATCGTAATTAGTCAATATATCAAGGGTTGTATTAGCACTTGCGTCAAACCATTGAACAGTTATATGCTTGGTAGACCCACCTGTATTGTGTATATACATTACAGTAAATTTTGAGTAATAGCCAGTAGGACAGGTATAGACAGTTGTGTCTACTGCTGCTGTAGGACTAACTCCAACTGATAATGCTCTCATTTCGCTTTTGCCTTATTCCTGTCGGATATAGCTTTAGCTTTTATCTTAGCGTCAGCCTTGGAGGTACTCCCCCATGCTCTGAGCGAAAGAAGCAATCTTGTTGGTTCACCATTCTTGTCGTACTCTGCACCGCTGTTACCAGCCATACGAGCCAAGAAACTTGCTCTGCGAGGGTTATCCCCCGACTTTACTGGAGGTTTCAGATTACCCCCAGTTTCCGCATTATAAGACGATCTACCCTTGGCATTCAAGCCGCCTTTTGGATTTTGACCAGCTTTTGTTTGCCAAGTGGGTGTTTTCATCTTTTACCTCATCTAAACTTTGATGTTTTCTTTGCAATCGCTTTGGGTTGCTTCACAAACTGTTTACCAGCCGCAGTACCTTTTCGCTTGGCTTTGGTAGTTGCCGCATACTCAGCAGAACTCAAAGACTTGATTGCCGCCTCTGGCAGATACCTTTCACCTGTCTGAGATGAGGGTTTACCTGACTTAGTACGCCATTTCTGCTTACCCCAATCCTTTAAAGATTGCTGTGGGTCTTTCATTTCATCTTCTTAGCACATTTCCCCATTGCCTTGCACTTGCTTGGAGTTGGGCATCCAGCACAAGGTTTAAATGATTTGGCTGATTTGATTTCAATGACTCGCATAATTTGCTCCTTATTAAGTTTTGTACCCACCACCTTTAGCCTT